TAATAGTCGAGAATGCCCTGCTTGAATTTGTTGTAAAATTCATCGCCGATGCCGCCGGTGCGGACGCCGGTGTCATATTCGACGGTAGTCGGGATGGTCTCGCCGCGTCGGTAAAGTTTGCCGTCCGGCCCGCGGATGGCCCATTCTTGGCCGCCGGCGGAGGTGGAGGTGCCGGGATAGGTGGTGTAGGTCGTCGAGCCATAACGGCTGGCGGGCTGATGAGCGACGACCCGCTGGCCGTTGATGTAGGGAATCGGCGCGTCGTAGCGGCTGGCCCCCTGCTGATAGGAGACATTGCCGCTGATCGGCTTGCCGCCGGTCTTTGTCGTAGTCCCTGGCGTCGCCACCTGGACGAAGGAGTAACCCGACGGCAGACCTTCAACGGGGCTGCCCTGCACGGTCTGGCCGCCGCTGGTGCGCGCCGTCTTGGTCATCTGGGCGGTTAGCGCATCCGACAGCGCATTGGGTCCGAACACACGGGACAGTTGCTCTCCGGCACTGACCCCGCCGCCCTTCGGCGCGAATTTCGTCCAATCGTAGCTGGACTCCTTCTGCCCCATCACCGGCGTGCCTTCGAAGGCCCATTTGATCCGCTCGAGGCCGGAGGCGATGCGCTGTTGCCGCTCCTGTTCCTTCCGGCGCGCGTTCGCGGCTTCCTCCTCCTGCATGCGCAGCATTTGTTTGGAGGCTTTGTCGTCAGACTTACCGAAGCACATCAGAGTTTCCTCACCATCAGGACAGACCCCGCCGTCTCGGTGAAGCCGAGGCGCAGGAACAGATTCTTGGAATAGGCAATGCCGGATGATAGGCCCGCCCGAAACACGGTGGCGCCGTCGGCCCGCGCGGCCTCCTGGGCCAGCGTCAAAAGCGTGCGGCCGATCGCCGAGAAGCGCCAGGATTTGCGGACATAGAATTTTTCGAGGCTGGCGATCGGCTCGGTCGTGAAAGACTGATCAATCCAGTAGGACAGCACGCCGACAATGGTGCCGGTGTCCCGCTCGATGGCGACCAAATGCGGGATCCTGCCACCGATGATTCCGTTCGCCACCCACAGCCGCATGCGCGACGGGCTGAAGATCAGCCCATGTTCTGGCAGATCACTCTCGGCGAAGAAATGCTGGTAGAGATCAGTGATTCGGTCGATGTAATCGGGCCGCGCTAGCTGGAAGTCGATCGCCTCGAGCGTTTCACGTGTGTCGTAACGGTGGCGCTCAGTGGAGGGCATCGGGTTCATCGCGCTGCATGAGGATCATGTCCTCGCGATGGGAGCCAAACCCCGTGAGCGTGGCCCTGGGCTTGAAGTCCAGGTGCGCCAGCCATTTACGGGACGCCGTATTGTCCGGGTGGACGATGCAAGTGGCGTGCCGGATCCCCATGGCGCGCAGTTGCGGGATCATAGTCGCGCGGATGAATTTCGTCACTGATTTTATCACCGTGACGCCGCGCTCGGTTTTGTAGCCCCAGACCGTCGCCGTGGCGTCGAGCTCCGGGTTCGGGTTGGCGCCGAACACCAGCACCGGCTCGCAGCCCGCCAGGACGACCTTGCGGATCTGGCTCTGCCAGGCATCGCGGGCCAGTTTCTCGACATCCTCTGGGTCGCGCGTGGCGGCCAGTTCGTGGCGATCGGCGGCGCAAAGCCTGATGCCGACGGCCCGCAGGTCGTCCAGGGTGGCGTCGAGGATTCGCACCAGCATCTCACGCCTCGTCATCCGCCATCGTGTAGTGAACAGCGCAGTTGGAGAGCGTCGCCGCATTGGCGTCGGTGTTGTAGAAGCGCAGCGAGAAGTGGCTGTCATAGCCCTGCAGTTCGCCGCGGCCTGCGTTCCAGGTCGGCTGGCTGATCGTGCAGATGGTCTCCTCAGCGTCGGGATTGTTGAAATCGAACGAGACAGCGACCCGCCAAGTGCCGGTCACGGTGGCGTCGATCGCCTCGAATACTTTTCGATGGCCGGGTTTCTTACCGTCGAGGTAGGGTAACCGGATCTCGACATTGCAAGCCTCGTAGCTGGAACCGTCGAGGCCGCCATAGACATAGATATTGTCATTGTTGTCGCGCAGGAAAATCCGGCCGCCGCAGGTGACCGCATGCTGGATCGTGAACGGCACCGTGAACTGCGACCAGGCGGTGATCTTCGGCCCCGGAAAATAGGACAGCACCAGGATCTCGTCCGGGAACACCATCCAGAAGCGGCCGATGCTTGGTTCGAGCAGCGACGTCGCCTTGTTCATGTAGGTGCCGCCTTTGTAGATCAGCAACGCGTTAATGGTCGGATCAACGGGCGAGCCGATGTCCGACACGGCGGCCGAGTTGGAACTGTCCCTGGCCTTCAGCGAGCGCACCCCGGACGGGTCGAGGAACAACACGTCACCTGAACCATATTGCAGCGGCGATCGCGGCGCCGAGGTACCGGCGGCGCGCAATAGCTGCGTGTAAACGTTCTGCAGCGGGTCGGGATCGACGGCCCAGATCTGCACCGCCTCGGTCGAGAAGATGGCGATCTTGTCGTAATAGACCTCGATCGACGTCAGCAGTTCGGAATCGGAGTCCTGCAAGGACAGATTGATATAACCGGCGCCGGTGCCGCTGTTCCAAAGCTTCGGATTATCGACGGCTGAAAAATAGAGAAACTTGCCGCTGACCGAATAGACCTTCGACTGGTAGGTGCGGACGGTAACGCCTTTGTTGGTGCCTTCCGTTTCGGTCATCACGGTGACCGGGTCTTCATAGTAATGCGGGTAATTGACCCCCGGATCATGGCAGGCAATGTAAAGCTTGCCGTCGAAGACGTCATAATCCATCAACTCCAGACCGGCATGGCTGTTCGGCACGTTCAACGCATCGAGGGTGACGCCAGGAACGCCGATCGATGGCACCGTAGGGTCGACACCACGTCCGAACACGATCAGTCTGGATTCCGTCGCCGCCAGGCCGAATGTGCCGGGAACATACGCGACATGTGAGAAGGCGCGGCGCTTGGAGATCTCGCCGCCCGGGGTGACGACCGCATTGACAAGACGGGTCAGCGTTCCCGCCGGCGAGGTCAGCGGTGATTTGCGGGTATCCAACCCGGCTGCGAAGTTCTCGATCAGTTGGTACGTCAATAATTCGACCCGACGATGATGTTGGAATTGCGCAGTCTGAGATCCGGTGAGCCGCCGCCCAGGACAGTCACTTTTGACTTGGCGGAAATCTTGTTGGCTAAAAGCTTGGTGAGATGCCGCTGCGCCTTCTGCTGCTTGATGGCGGCGTCCTCGGCCTTGGCGCGGGACAAGAGGTCGGAGGCGCAAAACAGCACGATCGCCGTCGCATCGAGCGTCGACACATCGCTGTTGGCCTGGAACGGCGCCAGCGGCTGCATGCCCTTGAAGCGGACCCAGCCGCCGGTGGTGTCCGGCGTCGGCCAAACGCGGAAATTGTCCGGCCCATCGACCGACCAGCACTGCACAGGATCGGCGCGGTGGGTGTTGTCGCCGCCGGGCTCGATCTGACCCTCGTCGATGCCGTAATCGAGTTCGCTCCAGTTGGCGCTGTCGGCGGTCGCCGACCAGGTCGAGCGGATCATGTCGAAGGTCATTGGCGGCGGGAACGGGTAGATGTACTGGCCCGGCGCCATCGCCTTGTCGACGCGCAGAATCAGGTCCGGCCAGACAAATGCCGTCCACAATTCTTCCTGGGTGCGGGCCAAGAGATATTTGAGCGTGTCTTCCTGGTTGACGCCCTGGGCGACCGACAGCGAGTGACCGCACTCGGCGCGAAGGTTCTTGACCATCACTTGCAACTGTTCGGTGCGCATGGCTCACTTCCTCGCAAGAGGGATTTTTGGCTCCTTCGGCGCGTCCGCCTGCTCATATTCCGAATAGGGATCATTCTCGTCGGTCGCAGGCGCGGCCATTGGTTGCCCGACGATTTCGACCGCTGGCCGACTCTCGGCATCCGGCACCAGGACCGGCGGCGGCAGCGGGTTGGAACCCTTGCCGTCCTTGCCGGTGATCTCGGCCCGCCCGCTCAACTGGTTGAACCACACCACGCCTTCCTTCAGCGCAGCACGCGGCGCCTCCATTTCGGCCGGCGCGTTCATGCCGCCCCAAAGCGCGCCCAGCGGTTCATCGCCGTAAATCATGGCGAGCCGCACGCGTTCGTCCCGCGGTGTTTGCGGAACCGACACGAACGGCTCGACCTCATCGACGGAAGCCGTGCCATGCACCACGCGCAGCACCTCGACCTCCGGCCAGGAGACCGGATTGAACTCGGTGCGGTTCATCACGTTGCGGATGTCGCCACCGATGGCGATTTTGGCTTTGCAGAAGTGCATGGCTGATGTCTCCGTCAGGCGATGTCGATGACCAGGGAAGAATTGAACTGCTTCCCGATCAACTGACAGGTTGAGGTGATCGACCGGTACATCAGGAATTTGTCATACGGACGCGCCGGAGTGTGCTTGTGCATCCACTCGTCCTCCATACACATCAGCATGATTTTTTTCGTATCGATCCAGTAGGCGCGCTTGGACAGGCCGAGATCGTCGAGCGTCGGGTCGTACAAGACCTGAGAGCCGGCGAAATACATGTCGCCCATCGAACCGTCCTGATTCTTGGTGAATCCGGTCATCGAGTAGTTGCCGTTGGCACGGATCTCCGTCTCCATCGCACCGATGAAGTCGGACCCCGCCACCATCAGGTCAGGCTCGCCGCCATAGCGGGTCAACAGACGCCGCTCTGTCTGCAGGATCTGCAGCAGGGCGCCGCCATTGGCCGGGTTGGAGGTGACCTTGTCACCACCCCAGGCGCCAAGCGCCGGCGTGCCGGTCACCTTGGTCCCGAAGGCCGCAGTCCTGGCACGGTTACGCCACCATTCGAAGCCCGCCGTGGCACGGTTGATGCCACCGACGACTCCGACCGATGGATCGTCCGCCACAAGAAGCTTGAGACCAGCAAGCGCCTTGGCGTCCCCGGTTCCGTCTGAGTAGAGAAGGCCGTTGAACTTGCGGGCGTACTGCTCGCCGAGATCGAACAGCTTGTCTTCCAGGAGGCCGACAAGGACTGTCAGTTCGCGGCGGGAATGCTCGGATGTCCGCTCCCCGTTGGAGCCGGGATCGACGACACTAATGCCGTCGATCTTCAACTCGGTATGGGTCAGCGTCAAACCAATGTGATGCTCACGCCACGGGTAGTTGGCGCGCTTGATATTGGCCGGGGTGTAGAACACCACGGTGTCGTTATGGGTGTAACCCTTGAGGCTATCATTGGTGCCGGAACCATCGCCAAAGGCGCCGGAAACGGCGATCGAGATATCCCCCTTGCCGCCAGGGAAGTATTTCTTCTTGGCGACAAGCTTGTCCATGAGTGGACGGTTTTGCAGCGTCTGCCGCCAGATATCGCCTCGGTCGAGGTAATAGTCGGTTGCAGCGTTGGCAATGTTGGTGACTTCACCGGCAGTAAAGGCCATTGGGAGTGCCCCAAATCAGCCTCCCGTGCGCCTCGCGTTCTCGAGCCCTGCAAGGGCCGCTTCCATCATGGAATTGGGCGATGACCGCGCGGAAGGAGTTTGTCCGGTGCCGTTGGCGGACGGTCGCGTGGCCTGCGGTTTGGGCTGATAGGAACGGACTTGCCGGTTGACTTCGTCGTAAGCCGCCTTGGTGATTTCCAGGGCCT